GCTTGTTTATTATCTCCGTCAATATTTGAACAAGAATAATAATTACTATTTTGATGATACATAACATCTTTACAACCGATTTTTTCTAAAATAAATTCAACCTTTTTATTATCATAAATGTATTTCTTCAACTCAATTGCTGTCATATATCATCGCCTTTCTGTCATTTAGAAGTCTTGGGGAACATTTGTAAACCCTATATCTTTATAAATATTGGTTGATAAGTCACATTCAGAAACAATTTGAAAAGTGTCTGTTGCACCAAATCTGTTTTTGGTTATAAATGTAATTAAATACTTTTTATCTCTTTTAAGTTTGAATGGAATTTTAGATCTGTTATTTTTTCCTTCAAGTCTGTAACACGAAAGTTCATTTTTGCCATCTTCAAATTCATCATCAAACGGATGTCTCATCATTAAGTTAACTGAGAAAACGTCAACAATAGATTTTGCCTGACCAATATCACCGTTAGTATAATGACGTGATTTATAAGATCCTTTACTTATCTGATATGTAACAAATAAACCTACGTTCTTTGCAGAAGGTTTTACAACGTCATACAAAGTAACCATATCTCGCATCATTGATTTAAAAATATCATCCGTTTTAGAATCATAAGATTCTTTTAATGTATCCAAAACAAACAATCTAACACCAAGAGCATTGTATTTTTTTATTATTTTAATTACAGCTTTAACTGAATAACGGTCTAACGGAATTATAGTAAGATACTTATTTTCCTTTTTGTCTTCCAACCAGTCGGCACATTTATGTAATAATTGTTTAGTTGGTTCATCGAAATTCCCATCTCTTAATACATACTTATGTAGTTCTTCTTTGAATACGTTATTTGCTACCCAAATTAACATTTCTTTTCTAATCTTTGTTTCATCTTCTTCGTTGATAATAAAAACAGCTTTTTCATTATTTTTATATAAAGAAGGAAAAATGTAATTTATTGCCATTGTAGATTTTCCACCACCTGATGTAGCTCCCAGTCCGTATATATTCCCATTGAAGTTTAATCCACCAATTTCTCTGGATAACAAATCAGCATTATGTAATGGCAAACCAACACCATTGCCTTCATCTAATTTTTCAACTAGACTGTGCAAACCATCGAAAGCATTATAACTTTTAACTTGAGTATCAACATTTATGAATATATGATTCAACTCAGCTTCCATTTCTTTATAAATTTCATCTGCTGTCATATCGGCAAAATCACTTAATCTTTCGTTTACTGGATAACCCTTTTTTGCCAACTGAATAACTGCAGCCCATTTGTGTAAATCTATTACATATCCATCATAATTTTCTGACCTTACATAAGTACCTGCATTTTCAACTAAGTCATACCCACCATACTTTATAAATTTTTCTTTAAGTTTAGGATGTTTTTCTAAGTACAATCCAACTGTAATATCATCAAGAATATTTTTATTTTCAACTGTAAGAATGTCTTTAGCAATTGCAAAAAATACTTTCCATATATTGTTTGTAAAATCATCTACTTCTAAATTATGGTCAAAAAACCTTTCAGGATCTTTATATATTATTGATACTATATTTGCTTCGCAACCTTCTTTATATTCCACTATTTTTTTAGCTGTTGCAATTAATTCTGTCTTAAAAGCCGATATTGTATTTCCGGCTGCTTTTTTTGTATTACCTTTTGTTTCTGCTATAATCTATTCACCATCCTATTACCAAAGTTCTTCAAGTCGTTTATTTGTTTTTGTATCTTTAGATTTAGTTTGATATTCAGCTCCGGAATAATAATGGCAAGACAAATCAACATTTTCAGCTTGCACTGCACATTGTTTAACTTTCTTCATTCTTAAATAAACATCGTTAATTTTGTTTTCAACGATTTTACAAATATAAAGAAACTTCTGTAGCTCACTCTTAAAAGTTTTACCATGAATACCTCGTTCAATATCTAACCTTGTTGCTTGAAAAGTTCTCAATATGGTATCATATGAATACTCAATCATATTGTTTTTATCTGTTTTGTAAATTGTTTTACCACACGTTAATCCTTTTAAAGCCAATATAATATTTGACGGTATGTTTTGTTTTTCTTCATATTTTAGAATTTGGAATTTTACATATTTATAAAGAGCATCCCATTGTTTTAACTGTTCATTATATTCTGCCTGCTGTTCTTCAGTTACAATATCTTCTTTTTTTATCATTAAATCACCTCGTCAAATTATTATTTAATTAGTTATATATACCTAGCGGTTAGGCTAGGTATATACTTATAACTATTCAATTTATTTTATTAATGCAGCTACCTGTTTAGCATCATCAATATCATCAATCAAAGTAGGATTTTTATATCCTAGTTCTTTGGTTAAATCTAAAATTGGTTTAATAATAGATAAATCAGACTTGTTCTCTTTTATGAACTCAGCTATTTTATCAATAACTTTTTTCAGTTCTTTTTCAGATTCTCTAGCTGCTCTATCTTCTTCTTCTTTAAGAGCTATTTTTTTCAACTTTTCGATTTCTGCAGCATCTTGTTCTTTTTGTGTCTGAGATAATGACTTACCTGACTTTGACTGTTCAACAAGTATTGCATCTTTGAAGGCTTTAATTAAGGCATCTGCATCAAGAGGAATTGACTCAATAATTTCTGAGAATCTTGACTTAGAATCTATTACATAACTATCATCTCTAAAAGTTATCTTTCTAGTTTCATCTTTTATAACACCTTTTTTAATATCCGCTTTAGTAACAAAATCTTTCTTGCCAGTTTTTTCCTGAACAATAGTTCTATCAATTGCAGCTACACCTAAGAAATGAACTTTAGTTTTTACAGCGTTAAAGTATCTCTGTGACATATTTGTAGTTAACTGTGTATATGATTCTCCAGTAACAGGATCTTCAACTGTTCTACTCTTTGTATGTCCGATTGAAATAAATGACACTCCAACCTTTTTCAAACTCCATAACATATCTAATACAATTTTGATACACTGGTCTTCACCACCACCAAAACCACCAAATGCACCTTTAATAGTTTTAGTTGCCTTTTCAGGATTATCGCTATTATGCATTCTTACAACTTCTGGTTCAGCTAATTTGAAAAGTTCATCAATTGGATCAATTACAACAACTCTAAGATCTTTGTATTCTGTTGTTCTATTTTCAAGAACGTCATTAATGATCATTTTGAATTTTTTCCAGTTATCAACTTCTTCATAAACGATACCTTCAATTGCATCAGCACCATCCTCTTTTCCTATTTCTAAAAATAGGTATCCATCTTCACCGGCAAGTGCTTCACAATACTCTTTTATTACAGTGGTTTTACCTATACCACTTTCTCCTATCAGCATAAAGTTATATGCTAATGGATCTAATTTTACTTCATTCTTTTTACCAAATTTTGCCATTCTTACTCCTTATGTTTTTTAATTACGAATTGCCAAGGCATTCTTAGCAATTCGTTTAAATATATTATTTTATCCTTTGTAGATAAAGATTAAAGGTTTTTCAACCATTCATCATCTGATTCTACGTCTGAAGCATCAACTGCATCAACTAAATCATCTTCAGCATCAGTTTTCACTTCAGCTTCTTCAAACATGAAATCATACATCAAATCTTCTTCTTTGAATTTATTTTCAAAGATCTGTAATACAGGTTTCTCAACGCCTTCGATTTCAACTTTTTTAGATACTGGTGCAGTAAGAATCATTCTTCTTTCTTTACCTGTGGACTCTGAACATATCGCCAAAGCTTCGTCTAATGAATAGATTTCCAATTCAACCATTTCTTTCAAATCATCTGTAAGATCATCTTCTGTTGCCTGAACAGTTGCTCCACCTTCTACAAAAATTCCTCTGAAAGTTGCCATTGTTACATCATCATCTACTTTGAATAGACGTGCGATTTTCTTTTGAGTTAACTCTTTCTTTGTCATATCAATTTCATATTCAAAAGATTTATTAAGAGGAATATTAACTTTAACTTCTTTCTTATTCCACTCTTTTACATAATCAACTACTTTTGCATTGATATTAACAATGCTCTTGTCTACATCAACTTCTCCAACACTATCCTTTGTAAGAAGTATTGTCTGAGTGAAAATAGCTGTGTAATCTTTAGGATCTTCGACTTTAGAAAGAAAAATGCTTGTAATGTTCTTCTTTACTTCGAGCTTTCCATTGTAATATGAATATGTAAGTTTACCCTTAACATTAATTACCATGCCTTCTTTAAGATTTTCCTGAACATAATTTATAACGTCATATACTGATAAGAATTTTTTAGTATATGTATTACCTTTAGCATCTACTTCAATGCCTACTTTAATGAATTTACTTTCGCCAATGTCAGCAAGTATTTTTTCATTAAATCTGTCTTCGAAACTGATTTCATATTTGTTTTCATAATCATCTGTTCCGTCTGGTTTTTTACCAATAACAAAAATAACATTATCTCTTTCAGTTCCATAGCCGCCCATTAATTCTGCGTATACAGTTCCACACTTCTCGCCGCAATCTACACCTAATTTAAGTTTGCTATAGAGCCAGTCTGAATCTTTTGCTTTCTCATCTATTTTAAAAGTGTAATTGCCGATTTTAGCCTTACCTATTAAAGTAAATGAATTCATGAAACCTTTTTTGTCAAATTTGTTAGCTACCTTGTTTGTCTTTTTTGCCATATTGCTTTGTGTTTCCTCCTAATTGTGTTTTGCTTTTTATATTATTTTATTCTTTAGAATACTATAAACTTTTGCCTGAAAATATTTTCTTCAATCTACTCTTTTTGTTCTGGCTAAAGCTGCCATTGTACTGACCAATCAAATTATTTAACTCAATTGTTTTAGTTTGAATTTCTTGATAAATCTGCTTATTCTTTTTTTCTTTTTCTTCTTCTAATTTTCTTGCTGTTTCGATTTTTAATTCTTCAGCTACAGCTTCGCTTTTATCAGTGAATTCTTTTCCATTAAC